GTCCAAGATGGCTCTGTCATGTTGAGTGCTCCTTCCGCACCAGTTTTTTTGGGTCCGCTACATAAGAAGAGTCCATTTAGATATATTTCTGAAGGGACTGCTATTGTATTTGGATCTGTCGATTGCCCACAATCAGAAATGAAATCTCGGGTTCGACCTACCCTCCTAGCTCCTTCTATGAAGGCTAGAGGGTATAAAATGAAGTGGGGAAAGCCTGTTTTGAATGGATGGGAACCTAAGCACGTCCAGCTTAAAGAAATGTTGAAACCTGCGTCCAAAATCAATCCCAGAATCCTTGAGAGAGTCAAGCAAGATTTTATTCATGATATTTTGTGCAATTTGACTCCTGAGGATTTAGATTCTCTATACGTTTTTGACGTATTCACTGCTGTTAATGGAGCTGCTGGTGTTGCTTATGTTGATAAACTAAAGCGTACCACTTCGGCTGGTTTTCCTTGGAAACGTTCTAAAAAACATTTTTGGAAACCAGTCCCTCCTGCTGGAGATCTTCAAGATCCGATTGAGTTTGATGAAGAAATCATGCAGAGAGTGGATAACATGCACGAGCAGCTGCTTGCTGGAAAGCGAGCTATGCCAGTAAGTGATGCATGTTTCAAAGATGAAGCTGTGAAGCAAGAAAAAGTGGATGCTAAGAAGACTCGCATTTTTGCTGGGTCCCCTGTTGATAGCTCTATCCTTATACGTATGTACACTCTTGCTTTTACGCGTCTCTTTTATAAGAAACATGTTTTATTTGAATCCGCACCTGGAATTGACGCTTCTTCACCACAATGGACTATTTTATATAAGCTTTTGACTAAGTTTGGTGAAGATAGAATGATCGCTGGAGATTACGCTTTTTACGACAAAACGATGTTTGCCCTTATGATTCTAGCTGCCTGGGACATTATCGTTGCTGTTTGCAAAAAGGGGAAATTTTCCCCTGAACAAATAGCTGTCTTAGAAAGGATGGGGGAAGATGCTGCATTCCCTTTGTATAATTTCTTTGGTGACCTTGTCATGTTCTTTGGAACGCTTCCCTCTGGACACCCGCTAACTGTTATAATTAACAGTCTAGCAAACTGCCTTTACATGCGGTATTGTTATGCCTGCCTATCCCCAGATGGGACTGCCAAGGATTTCAAGAAG